ATTCGGGACGGACGGTTCCGGCCGTCGCCAGCCCGCATTCGCGAACTCTGCGAACAGCGCGCCGCCAAAACCGGGACGGGCGACAAGATGGCGCTGAGCCGGTCCGAACTGGCCCTGCTTGAAGACGTGATCCTGCCCACCGCCCGCCGCTGTCTGACAATTCCGGGACTGGCCGAACACGGGCGCAAGACGCTCGAATTCTGGGGCGAAGAATGACGCACATGACCCGCTTCCCCAGCATAACCCAGCGCGTCACATGGCAGGACCGCAAGTTCTACGTGATCGTCGGGTTCGGAGGGACGGACCACGGCCTGTCCGAAGTTGCCTATGCGGACGGCCAGAAAACCGGCACCGACTTGCAGACGGCGCTGATCGACGCCTGCGCGCTGATTTCCCGCGCGCTGGCCGGCGGCGCGACGCTCACCGAGCTGGCCGACGAAGCAACCACCGGCGGGGCAGTCGCGGCGATCCTTGTGGCGATGAAGGACGGCGAAGCGGGGGGATGGGCATGATCCCTCGCCGCATCTACGACGCCACCGCCCGCGATACACCCAACGGCGAGGCCCACGCCCGCTATGTCTCACTGCCCTGCGAACCTTGGTTGACGCCGGCCGTTGAAACCCCGCCGCGCCGCCCGACATGCGAGGTCTGCGGATGCTCAGTCGGTGAGGGCAAGTCCCGCTGCGGCCTGCACGTCCGGTCGCGGCCCCACCACCAGAAAAAGCGAGGCCGCAATGGGCAAGGGTGACCGGCGACGGCAGCAGAAGGAGCGACCCATGGGAATCCCCGACCTCGACGTGAAGGCCCCGGCCAAGCCGCACCGCAGCGGCGGCCGCTACGCCAAGCCGGCCGAGGACTTGAGCCGCACGGTCCTCGATGACCGCTGCCGCCGCTTTGGGCTCGCTGCGGGCGACTGGTCGCGCAAGGCCCTCACGGGGCCAGAGGCGGGCAGTCCGATCGGCATGGTCATGCTGCGCGAGTTGCCAAGCCATGAAGCCGTTGCGCGGCTCTGGTCCGTCTGGCAGGGGTTCTGCGCCGCCGAGCGGACCTATCGCGCCCGCTACATCGGCCAGACCGGGGATCCGAAAGGCGCGTCCCTCGCGATGGTCCCCGACCCCATGCAGGTCGACACCGGCCACACCATCGACATTCGCACCGCCGATCAGCGCGACCGCGATGCCGTCGCCGCATGGATGCGTTGGCGCGGCTATCTCGGGCACCTCGGCGCCCATGCGCAGTCCGCCATCTGCGATGCCGAGCGCGGCACTGGCCGGCCGATCTGGCAGGATCGCGCGCCGACCCGGCACGGGCTGTTTACCCTTGCCGCTCTCATTGCGCTTGCCGATGTGACGGAACGAAAGACCCCTCGGTCTTGACGCGATCACCCATTTCCGGTTATGGCTTGACTGCAAGTCTGGTGAGCCGTATCTATACTGCGAGAGCATACATGCGCCCCGGCAGAGAAATCCGCCGGGGCGTTTGCGTTCGAAAGCAAGCCACTCAGACTGGCGAGGTGATGACATGGGCCTGAAATACATTCAGCGCAGCCGGCATGGCTAAGGTCGGCGGCGACGGAACGGTTGTCAGGGCGGGACACAGACATTCCAGGAGCCAAAAATGGCGACAGTTCACGTGGCGTTCACGAGTGCAATGGGCGGCGGCGCGCCGGTTCTGGCTCCAAAGCCTAATGCGTCCGAGAAGATCACGTCCAGCGCCACAAGCGCCGCAACCGCCATCGCCGCAACCGCGGGCGATTATGCCCGCATCGCGGCATTCGATGGGGCAGTATTTGTCGCAGTCGGTCCGGCCCCCGTGGCGCTGGCGACCGGGGCGGACATGCACGTGGTGCTGGCTGGAACCACTCTCGACCTCGGCCCGTTCAAGCAAGGCGACAAGATCGCCGTGATCGACGGGGCCTGATCATGCCAGCAGGCAGGCCGTCGAAATACGACAGCAAGTTCTGCAAGGTGGTCGAGGACACGATGAGCGAAGGATTCTCGCGCATGGCCGCAGCCGGCGTCATCGGGATCGCGTATAACACCTTTCGCGCGTGGATGGACGAACAGCCTGAATTTCTGCAAGCGGTAAGGCGTGGGCAGGCCAAACGTGCTATTTTTCTTGAACGAGGGCTGCTCGCCGCAAAGACAGGCCCGCAGGTCACAAGCCGCATCTTCGCTTTGAAAAATGCTGCTCCGGAGGAGTGGAACGACACGCAGCGCGTCGTCGGCCCCGGGCCGGAAGGGGAGCACATCATGAATGTATCCGCCGATGAAGCATTCGCCCGAATTGCTGGCCGACTGGCAGGCTTTGCGCCCGGAACAGAGGGCGGCGCTGACAGCACGGAATGACTGGCTCGACGTTGCGCGGCCCGACCAGATCGCACCCGCCGGGGATTGGGATACTTGGCTGATCCTTGCCGGGCGCGGATGGGGGAAGACACGGACGGGCGCCGAGGACGCGGGATGGCATGGGCTGGCAAACCCCGGCGCGCGGATCGCAGTGGTGGCGCCGACAGCAGCAGACGCGAGGGACACCTGTATCGAGGGTGAAAGCGGGCTTCTTGGCGTCTTGCCGCAGAAGTGCATCAAGGCCTGGAACCGCAGCCTAGGCGAATTGATCCTGGTGAATGGGTCGCGATTCAAGGCGTTCTCCGCGGAGGAACCTGAGCGGCTGCGAGGTCCGCAGCATCACAGGGCTTGGGCGGACGAACTGGCCGCGTGGAAATACCCGGAGACATGGGATCAACTGCTTTTCGGGCTGCGCCTGGGGGATCGCCCGCAAGTCGTGGTCACGACCACACCAAAGCCATCGGCTCTGATCAAGACGCTCGTGACGGGGCCACGCACGCACCTGACACGTGGCAGCACGTTTGACAATGCCGCCAACCTCGCCCCGGCGGCGCTGGATCGGCTGCGGGAAAAATACGCTGGCACCCGGCTGGGCAGGCAGGAACTTGAGGCGGAAATCCTCGGTGATCTGCCGGGCGCGCTTTGGACGCTGTCGGGGATCGACACTTACCGTCTCCGCGATGCCCCGGAATGTGATCGGATCGTGGTGGCGATTGACCCGGCTGTGACAGACACCGAGCGCAGCGACGAGCATGGGATAATCGTAGCAGGGCGGACGGCAGACAAGCGCGGGGTGCTGCTTTCAGACGCCAGTCTGTCAGGCAGCCCGTCGGAATGGGCGCGGCGCGCGGTGTCGCTGTATCGGGAATATTCGGCGGACGCGATTGTGGTCGAAGTCAATCAGGGCGGCGACATGGTAAAGCACACGATCCGCACAGTGGACCCGAACGCGAACATCATCGAGGTTCGGGCCACCAGAGGCAAGCATGTCCGGGCGGAGCCGATCGCGGCGCTTTACGAGCAAGGCCGCATTCAGCATGCCGGCGTGTTCCCGGAACTGGAAGAGCAGATGACACAGATGACGACGGCAGGCTACGAGGGCGACGGAAGCCCGGACCGCGTTGACGCGCTGGTATGGGCATTTGCCGAACTGTTCCAGGGCATGGTGACGCCGCGGGTGGACCTCTCGAAATACGAAACAGGGGCCGGCGGCGGGTGGGCGTCGGCATGACGATTCATTCCGACGCGCTGGACCGCTACGCGGCTGCTTATGACGCCGATCTGCCGAATCGGATCATGGCAGAAGACGACATGCGCATGCTGACGGTGGACCAATGGGACGAAGACGCGCGAAAGGTCAGGGAAGCCGATAACAGGCCTTGCGTGACGGTCAACGGGCTGAGCGCCATTGTGCGGACCGTCACGGGGCAAATCCGCGACCTGAACCCGGCGATACGAGTGTTGGCGGCAGACGGAGCGGCCAGCACGGACACGGCTGAGATCATGGAAGGCATGATCCGTAGCATCGAATATGCGGCGGACGCGCCAAGCGTCTATGAAGCCGCAGCCGAAAGCGCCGCCGCCTGCGGCATCGGGCACTGGCGGGTGCGCGCGGACTACGTGGACGGCGCTACGTTCGATCAAGAGTTGATCATCGAGCGGATCCACAATCCCTTCGCGGTATTCTGGGACCCAGCGGCGAAGGACAGCACCCGCAAGGACGCGCGATACTGCTTCATCGTCGAGCAGATGAAGCGCAAGGACTTCGAGTCGGCATATCCAAAGAAATCGGCAGACGGCATCGGCGAGGAGGCCGCCGCAACCGACGTGCTGAATTGGTCGACTGGCGATACCGTCATGGTGGCGGAATATTTCTGGGTCGAGGAAAAGGAATACAAGATCGGGCTTATCCCGGAGAGCGTGGATATCTTCGGAAACCCGATCCCGGCACAGGTTGTGCGCGATCCCAAGCCGCCGATGAATGTCACCAGGACGCGGACGGTCAAGGAACCATATGTGAGGTGGGCAAAGATCAGCGGCACCGACATCCTGGAAGGGCCGGTTGATATCCCCAGCCGCTACATTCCGGTTGTTTCGGTGACGGGCGAGGAATGGCACGTGGGCGATGCGATATACCGGTCGAGCGTGGTCCGGTTCGCCAAGGACGCGCAGCGGCTCTACAACTACGCGCGATCAACCGCGATCGAAATCATGATGCTGCAACCGAAGGCACCATATCTTGCGACGCCGCAGCAAGTCGCCGGGCTCGAGCCGATCTGGAACGAAGCGAACCGGAAAAACCGGCCCTATCTGCTTTACAACCCGGATGATAATGCGCCGCCGCCGTCGCGCGTTCCGCCGCCGATCCCGTCCTCGGCGGTCATTGCCGAGACGCAAATCGCCGCTGAGGACATGAAGCGCACGACCGGCATCTACGATGCCAGCCTCGGCGCAAGGTCGAACGAAACAAGCGGAGTTGCGATCCAGCGGCGCCAATCGGAGAGCCAGAACAGCACGTCGGTTTATGCCGACAACATGGTCAAGGCCGTGGTGCAGACCGGAAAGGTGCTGGTCGATATGATCGCGCGCGTCTACGACACGAAGCGCGTTGTGCGAATTCTTGGCGCTGACGATCAGGAACAGATGGAAACGATCAATGACGTGATCTTCGGGCCGGACGGCGCGCAGCCGGTCAATGACGTGACCGTCGGCAGGTATGACGTCCGGATTTCGGTCGGGCCGTCCTACGCGACAAAGCGGCAGGAGGCGCGGGAGGGAATGCTTGGCCTTCTCAATGCAATGCCGGTAGTCGGCCAAGCGGCGCCTGACCTTATTGTCAGGGCGCAGGACTGGCCGGATGCGGACAAGGTGGCGGACCGTGTGGCGAAGATTTTGCCGCCTGGGATTGTCGAGAAAGACGACCCGACGCCGGAAGAGCAGCAGGCGATGATGCAGCAGCAGCAGGCCGCACAGCAACAGGAGGCTGCGCGGCAACAAGAGGCAGCAACCGCCGCTCGGGAAGCCGAGGCCAAGGCGGCGAAGGCGGAGGCGGATGCCAAGAAGGCCGCGTCAGACGCCAAGAAAGCCGCAATCGAGGCGGATACCGCCGAGTTGGAATTGGCCGCGAAGACAGGCCGACTTGACGAATTGATCCGAGGCGCAGTGTCGCAAGAGGTCATTCGGACGCTGCAAGGCGTGACGCAACAGCCGCCCCGGCAGGTGGCGGCATTCCAAGGACCATGACAAATGGACGAAGATGACGATGTTGCCCTTGATGCGGCGACCGACAAGCCCGCGACCGATCAGGTCCCGGAGACAGAAGGGCAGGACGATGACCAGGATGACCAGCCCGCCGACGCGCATGCGGACGGAGAGGACGAGACAAAAACCCGGTCCAAGGAACGCCGGGAACGCCGCAAGGCACATGAACAGAAGCTGAAGGAAGATGCGGCCAGTGCGCGACGTGAGGCGGTGGAACTTCGCCGCCAGAACGAACAACTCCTGGCCCGTGTCAAGGGCAAAGCGCCGCCGAGGGAAGACGATCCGGACGACCCGTTCGGCATCAACCGTGCGCTGCACAAGCAGCGCGAGGAAGACGCAAATGAACGTGGCCGAGAACTGGAAGAACGGGCGACCGACGCCGAACGCCGCGCACAGGCTCTTGCAGAAGAGCGCATGCGGACGCGGATGGAAGCGTATGGAGAGCAAAGGGCAGAAGCAAAGAAGTCGTATGCCGACTTTGATGATGTGATCGCCGTTGCAAGTCGCTCTGATGTTGTCGCCCCGCACATCGCGGAAATGGTCATTGAAAGCGATCAAGCCGCCGATGTTGCCTATTATCTCGGGAAAAACCCGGCGCTTGCACGGCAAATCTCCCAGATGGCCCCGCTAGAGGCGGCGCGCGAATTGGGCCGAATCGAGGCCCGCGTAACCCGTCCGAAACCACGCACCGAAACAACCGCTCCCGATCCGATTGCACCCGTAAGGGGCAAAGCATCGGCTGGGAAGGACCCGGACAAGATGACGCCGCAGGAATGGCGCACTTGGCGGGAATCCGGCGGCAAGGTCTGAAAGGACAAACGAAATGTCTAACGCTTTCTACACAACCTCGAAAGTTCTCAACGAGGGGCTGATGATCCTCGAAAACGAGCTTGTGGCGGGCAACAAGATCAGCGTCGATTACGCCGACGAATACGGCGCCTTCGGCGACACGATCAACATCCGTCGCCCGACGCAATACATCGGGCAGGACAACAATCTGGATATCTCGTCCTACAATGAAGACATCCAGCAGGGCACGGTGCCGATCACACTCGACCAGACAGCGACTGTCGCGGTCAAGATCACCGCCAAGGAGAGAACCCTGTCATTCGACCGGTTCTCGGAAGACGTCATCAAGCCCGCGATGGTGACGATGAAGGACAAGATCGAGACGCACATCGCATCGCTCTATCCGAAGTTCTACCACTTCACGGGAACGCCGGGCACGGTGCCGGCGACGTTCAAGGCATTGGGCGGGATGGGTTCGGTCCTGACGGATGGCGCGGTGCCGCAATCCGGGCGGATCGCTCTGCACGGCACGGACGCCACGCTGGAACTGGCGGACGGGCTGAAAGGCGTGTTCGTGCAAGGCATTGCCAAGACCGCAATCGAAATGGCCGAGTTCGGGCGTTATGCCGGCTTCACCAACTACGAGTGGGTTCATGCCCCGGCGCACACGGTCGGCGCGTTGGGCGGGACGCCGAAGATCAATGGCGCCAGCCAGAATGTCACCTACGCGGCTTCGAAGCAAACTTGGTCGCAGACGCTGGTCACGAAGGGCTGGGCGAACAGCGTGACAGGCGTCGTCAAGGCGGGCGACGTATTCACGATCCCAGGCGTCTATGCGGTCAACCCGGTCAGTCGCGTTTCGACCGGGCGACTGCAAACGTTCACGATCCTGGCGGACGCCGACTCCGGGGCGTCTACCGGGCCGGCCACGCTGACCATCTCGCCGCCGATCATCATCAGCGGGGCTTACCAGACCGTCAGCGCAGCTCCGGCAGACGATGTGGCGATTACCATGAAGACCGGAACCGCCGCGACGACCTACAAGCAGTCGCTGCTGATGCACCCCCGCGCGATGACGCTGGTGTCGCGCGCGCTGGATATCCCGAAGAACAACGGGGTGAACACGTCCACCAAATCCGGCAATCGGGTCACTGTGTCGGTGACTGAATTTGTTGACGGCAAGACGCTGGATCAAACCATGCGCTTCGACATGCTCTACAAGGCGGTGGTCATTGACCCGCGTCTCGGCGGGCGCCTGACGTCCTGACGTCGTGACAATATCGGGCGGGGCTGTCATGGCCCCGCTTTTCTGCTGCTGGGGGCGGACATGACAACAGTTCTGGATATCGTGACCCGCGCGGCGCGGCTGGCGGGGATCACCGCGCATGATGAAGTGCCGGACACCGCGACGGCCGAGAATGGTTTGATCGCCTATAATGACATGATCGCCGGCTGGGAATTGCAGGGCATTTACACGGGCGTGGCGGATGCAGCGGCGGCGGATTCGTTCCAGTTGCCCAGATCATTTAGGGAAGGCGCATCCTTCCTGCTTGCCGAGCGCATGTCTCCGACTTACATGCGCCCGCGCACGTTCGATGCGGACCAATTCAAGCGGCAGTTGCAGGCGGCGTTTGCTGCGGTCGAGCCTGTAACGCTTGACGGCGTGGTGCCGAGGCAGCCGTTGTGGCGGTAATCGAGTTTGTCGGACAGAGCCGCGCGGACACCGACAACCCGACGGCGGAGACGTCGCGGCTGGTCAACCTTTATCGCGAAAAGACAGAAGCGGGATACATCCTGAAATCGGTGCCGGGCACGGTGGCGTTCACGGACCTGAGTCGAGTGTTTCTGCGCGACATGGCGACGGTAGACGGACAGTTGTGGGTGGTTTGCGGCGAAACCCTGATGGAGATTTCCGGGGACGGCACGGCATTCACGCGCGGGCCTGTCCTCGACGGCGAAGCGACGATCTGCGGCAACAACGGTTCGGTCTGTGTGTCTGCCGGTGGCGAGTATTACGTCTATGACGGCGCGGGGCTGAATACGCCGGGCGGCGGCGCATTCGATGCTGTCGGGTCGGTGGTGACGGTCGCGCAACAGACGGTGATGACGGAGTTGGGCGGAAGGCGGTTCCAGTGGACCGCAGTCGCGGACCCTCTCACGATCAATGGGCTGGACTACGCCACTGCTGAGGGGCGCGACGACAACCTTGTGCGGGCAATGGGCATCAACGGAAACCTCTGGCTGTTCAAGGAAACCTGCATCGAGTTGTGGTATCCAGATGCGTCCGGGTTCCTGCCAATGGCGGGCGGGCTGATCGAAACCGGACTGAAGGCGTTCGGGCTGGTGGTCAAGATCGACGGCGGCGCGTTTTTTGTCGGAGATGACAACATCGTCTATCTGACGGGCGGCGGACAACCGACTCCGGTCAGCATCCCGGCGGTAGAGACAGACATTCGATATGGCCAGCCAACGCGGTGTTTTTTTTACGAGGACGAAGGGCACAAGTTTTGCGCGATCCGGTTCCAGAGCCGTCCTGCCTGGGTTTACGACATTTCTACCGGCGAGTGGCATAATCGGGCTTATGGCGTTGACGGCGACCCGTGGCCGGTTGTGTCGGCGGTGAATGTCTATGGCGGATGGAAGGTCGGCACTGACTTGGGCGCCATCCTGACGCTGGCGCGGGTCAATACGGATGCCGGGGCGCCGATGCGGCGGGTGGCGACAAGCCGGACGCTGGAAGTCGCCGGAACGCTGGCGCTGATGGAGTTTGTAGCCAATGCGGGGCAGTTCAGCGCCGAGCCGCATCTGATGGTGCGGCTGTCGAAGGACAGGGGCCGGACATGGGGGCCAGAGAAGCAGATCGGCGTGGGGTCGCAAGGCAATTACACGCGCCACACCCGGCTGCGGGCGCAGGGCTGGGCGCAGTGGTGGACGGCAGAGGTGGCCTATTCCGACGCGGCAGACGTCCTTTTGAGGGCTGAGGCAGAGGTGGTCCTGACATGACATACAAGCCGAACCTGCAAGAAACCTACGTTGTCAACGGCAGGATGACGATGGAAGGTTACAAGCTGCTAGCGGACATGGAACGGCGGATCACGGCACTGGAATCCGAGAATGCGGCACTGACGGCGCGGGTGGCGGCGCTGGAGGTCTTCCACCCGTGAAGATCACGGCCCACGAGGCGCGAACGTTTTTCCTCGACCCGAAGCAGCGGCTGTTCGGGTTCGACCCGGAAACGCTGCCGGACGATGTGT